AACTGCCGAATACGCAAGTACAGCCATTCCGGCACTCGCCAGTAATATGCTTGCTCCCAGCGCCAGCAATGCCGGTGTCATAGCAGAAAGCTTTTTCGTTCCTCCTGACATCGTGGAAAGCATTTTGGTCATGCCAACTGTCAATCCGGTTACTACGCCTACCAGCACTGCCAGAACAGCCACTGCACCGGGTCCTGCATTTGCCACAGCAACTGCAGACTGCGCAAGCAGATAAAATCCTGCACCGATAGTAAGCACTCCTACTCCCATCAGTGCAAACGCTTTTGCAGATGCTACCATTTTCTTGGCACTTCCACTGCTTGCTTTTCCTGCTGCCTCCTGTCCTTTTGCAACTTTAAACAGATTTGGCGCTATCTTACTTAGTCCCGCTTTGCCAAGGCGGAGGATCCCACTGGCAAATATACCCATGAACGGAGCAATTGCACCAACAACTTTAAACCCTTTATATGCAAGCAACAGCTTTGGAAGCAAGACAATCACTTTTGCAACCGTATCCGAATGGTTTTCTAAAAATCCAGAAAATGTTACAATACCATCTTTTGCCGTTCCGATCATATCCGAGAAGTTTCTGATGCTGTCCGTACTGCCAAAAGAACCGGTAAGTTTACTTATATCGGTAATGATCGCACTGATTGCATCTCCCAGTGCTTTACCTGCCTCTATTCCATTGATTTTCAACGCATTCCAGTACGGTGTCGCCTTTCGCTGCAATAGTTGCATCTTGTAGATGAAATTCTCAATCCCTTTCCCGTTGGATAGTTTTTCATTGATTTTTCCAACGACATCCGTCGCAGTTCCAACCAATCCTCTCAGATTGCCGCCAACCTGGTCAAAAATAGTAATACCAAGTCCTTCCATGCTGGATTGCAGGATGGTAACATCACCTTTCAGATTGTCCAGTTTGACTTTCGCCATATTCTGCGCTGCATTCTTGGAATTATCAATTGCTTTCGACAATTTGTTAAAGTCTTTTTCGCTCGCATTTGCAATCGCCAGAACCCCGGACATTGCTTCCTGACCACCCAGCATTGCTGCATAAGAAGCTTTCTGGTCTTCCGTCATGCCCTTCATGCCTTTTCGCATATCTTTCATGATGGTTCCAAAACTCTTCATGCGACCTTTGGAATCTGTCATGCTTAACCCCAGCTTTTTCATAGCTGCGGAGGATTCCTTGGTCGGTTTCGCCATCCTGGTGATAACCGAACGAAGGGCTGTACCGGCTTCACTTCCTTTGATACCACTGTTTGCCATCAGACCGGTAGCCAGAGCGATATCCTGAATCGAATACCCCATTGCTCCTGCTGCCGCACCAACATATTTGAAGGTTTCACCCATCATTTCCACATTCGTGTTGGCGTTCGAAGATGCCGCTGCCATGACATCCGCAAATGTTCCACTGTCTGATGCGGATTTTCCGAAAGCGGTCAGCGCATCCGTCACAATATCAGAGGTTCTTGCCAGATCTGCTCCGGAAGCCGCTGCCAGGTTCATGATTCCACCGATTCCAGAAACCATATCTTTGGTTTTCCAGCCAGCCATTGCCATGTATTCCATCGCATTCGCTGCTTCTGTTGCCGAAAACTGTGTCGTGGCGCCCATCTGCTCTGCTTTCGATGTCAGCTCTTTCAGATCATTTCCTGTTGCTCCGGAGATTGACGCTACCGAAGACATCGCACTCTCAAAATTCGTACCGGCGCTGATGGCTCCTGTGGTCAGGCTTTTCAGTCCATTTCCGACTACGGATACCGCCTTTGATCCGATCGCAGCCATCGCACCGAACCCGATCCCACTGGTAAGTGTGCTTTTCAGGTTTTCTGCATAGCCGCTACATGCTTTCATTGTTGAAGAAAAGTTTGAATCTTTGGCAGATAAGATCGCTTTTACACTAAAAGATTCTGCCACCGGATCATCCTCCCTTCCTCAGCAGCTTTGAGATCCCGATAAATCTCGGATCCCGCTTCTTTTTCTTTCGTTCCCGCATTTTCTTCAGTTCCTTTTCATAATCAAAGAACTGCCGGAATCTCCGGTATACCGGAACAGTCTTCTTTCCCGATTTCTTTTCCGCCTGGACCGCAAAATTTAAAAACGCCTGTCTGTGCGCCCGGTATTCATCATCTACCATCTGATATTCCAGTGCTTCCAACATGATTTCATATTGTGCAATCGTCATGCGGTCCACCTGCTCAAAAGAAGTAAAATGAAAATACCGGAAGCAGTTGATCGCCGTCTCCCGGTATTGTTCCTCAAAGCTTATTTCTTCGCTGCTTCCTGTTTCGCTTTCTCCTCCTCGATCGCTTTCTCGATCTCCTGCAGGCATTTCTTCGTAGCATTTGCATTCTTTAAGAAACCCAGGACATCCTCAAACAGCTGATCGATATCCGTCTCCGGATCATCGATGTATTCATCCAAAAGTGCTGTTGTCACTCTTGGATTCTGATCTTTATTGGCAGCCACCAAAAGCTCTTCCAGTGCTTCTACATCCCCATCCATGATCCCGGATACCGTGTATCTCAGGCCAATGTGTCTTTTCACATCTTTGATGCCATCTACCGGCACAGTCACCTTTCTGTTCATCTCTCTCAGAAAGCCCATGCCAAAATTAAACTGATATACCTGTTCTTTGATTGTAAGTTCCATTCTTTTCTCCCTTCTTACGCTCCTGTTTTCTGTGTATCTGTAAATACATAGCTGGCGATTTCCTGCTGCTGTGCAGTAACGGTTGCCCAGCCATCCTTTCCGTTTCCGTTGATTCCAAACGTCAGGGATACCTCCACGTTATCCTCGGCATTGGACGTAACCTCCAACTCTGTCAGATATCCCTGGAAATACTTGGCTTTGAATTTACCAACGTTTTCCGTAGTTCCCTCTTCTGCCAGGTTTACTTCCCAGATCTCCAGAAGGGAGTCATTATCCAATGCCTGTTCCAGCTTGTCCACCATCTCATCACCCTTTGCAAGGATACTGGTGGCTGTGATCTCCACTTCTGCCGTTCCAGGTGTACGGATAGTTCCATCTTTGGTTGCTGTTGTATCTGCATCTTTTGATTTCGTCCTGCCGTTTTCTGTGGTAAACGCCAGGGCTGTCGCATCATTCTTTGCCTGCTCGCTTCTGACCCGATACAGATACACAATCTTTTTCCCCTGTACCGCCTCATTGAAAAGCTGCAATCCGCTTAATAATAACCGATTCATCGTTTCACTCCTTTTTTCTTAACTGAAAGAAAATTCTATTTCCAGAATCCCATGCATCAATAGCTGTCCGGTTGTATTATCCGGCAGGATCCTCTGTGTCACATTTTTAATCATCCAGGCAAATTGTTCCGTATGCTCCAGAGAATAACAAATTCTTTTCACATCCAACATCATCTGGGATACGGTTCCTCTCTGCCTCGGATTATCATGCCAGACATGGATTGTCTGGCTCACATTACCGAAAATTGCTGTTTTATTCTGCACATCGACCTGCTGGTTATCTGCCAGATAGACAAACGGATACGGCGTCCCTTCCGGCGGAAGAAACGTGTCATACACCTGATCCGGATATCGCTTTCTCAGTTCTACTAATACTGCTGTAAATAATTCCTGTTGCGGATCCACCTTCTCACCTCGCCAGTTTTCTCATATCCTGTTTGAATTTTTCTTTCTGCTCATTGAATGCCGGACGTATATGTGGTTTCCCTGTCATGAATCTTGTTCCATATTCCTGGTATCCCGCATATTCTGCTGTCGATTCAACCTCTGCAGTCATTCCGCCATCTGTAATTTCCAAAAAAATTACATCATGCAGGTGCCCGCTGTCTATCGGTGCCTCTTTTTGAGCTTTTTTCTGCATCTCTGATCCACTTTTCTTTACTGCACTCTTAACAGCGGACAAATTCATATTCCTTTTTAGTTTTACCTGTAACTTATGAAATCCAATTAAGTTTATTTCAGTCGATCTCATCAAACCACCTCCGTTAAAACCAGAACCTGTTTCACTCGAAGGTTCTTTCTCAGATCTACCTGGTATACTCTGTCTCCTATCCGGATCCTGTCATATGCCTGTTCGTACCGGTTCTGCAAGTGTACCGTTACACTTCCCTGTCGAATCATGCCATACAGGATCCGCATGGTTTCTGTATTTGTTTCCATAACCGCAGCCAGTCTCTGCGTTTCCATCACCTGATCTTCCCCGTAATTTCCAGTTTTCGGATCATATTCTCCCGGAATGAGCTGCTGAAAGTAAATCGGTGTGTCGTACCTCATAAAAACTTCACCTTTCCTTTCTTCACTTCCGCCAGGCTGTCCAGATATGCCCGGATATCATCCATATAACCGGAAAAATCATTGTCCGACCAGGAAAGGCTTTCTCCCTCAACACTGTGAGCAGAAAGCCCCTCAGATCCGATCCGGTTATACCGGATAACGGAAACCTCCAGAATGATGTAGTCCATCTCCTTCGGCGGGTCCAGCCCGCCAAGGAAAAATTTCAGTCTGCTTCTGGTCGCATTTACAATCAGTTCCAGCCGCCGATAGGTCTTACTATCAACGTCTTCCATCCCCAGAAGCAGCTCAAGATCCTCAATCATACCGCCCTCCTACTTTACGGACATATCCGCTTTCTTCTGACTCTTT